GTTAGAGTTTTATTAGTTAAAGTATCAGTGGTTGCACGACCAACAAGGGTGTCTGTTGATGTTGGTAGTGTTAATGTACCTGTATTACTTATCTGTGCAATTACTGGTGTAGTAAGTGTCTTATTTGTTAGTGTCTGTGAGCCTGTAAGCGTTACTACGCTATTATCTATAGCAAGTGTTATGTTATTACCACTTAGACTACTAGTTAAACCTGTGCCACCTAAGATGCCTAATACTTCTGAATCTAAATCTATAGAACCATTATTAGAACCATCTGTAATGTCTAAATCTTCAGCAGTTATAGCAGATTCTACAAATGCTTTGATAGATTGTTGTGATGCTACTGCTGTTGCACTATTTGATGAGAAATCGTCTTCATCTAAGAAAGCTGTACCTGATAATGTGCCATTGAGTACTGGTGAAGTTAAGGTAGGTGATGTTAGTGTCTTACTGGTAAGGGTTTGGGTGTCTGTGAGGGTTACAACAGTTGCATCAATAGCAAAAGTTACATTGTTACCACTTGCAGTAGAACTGATACCAACACCACCTAATAAACCTAGTGTTTCGCTATCTAAATCAATAGCAATAGTGGTTGTTCCGTCTGTAATATCTAAATCTTGTAAAGTTACCTGTGCATCTACGTAACTTTTTATACTTTGTTGAGTAGCTAATGCAGTATTACTGTCACTAGCCATATTATCTTCATCTAATATGGTAGTTACAGTTGTACCACCACCATTTAGTTGTAAGTTATAAATCTTTTGTGTTAATGCTTGTGCTTCTGTTGTATCTGAAGCAGTCCATGTTGTGTTTGCATTATCATATATAAGAACAGCACCATTGTTAGTTGCACCTGCTGTATTTTGGTCAATACCTCTACCCATAATAGCACTAGGACCAGCAAGTCCTTGTGTACCTACAGTGGTTACTGTTATACCACTTGTGCTAGTTATTTCTATTTGATTTACAGTACTAACACTTGTGATTGTTATAGAGTCTACAGTACTCATGTTGTAATGTTCCTTCTTATACTATAAGTACCTTCTATTAACCTTGTAACAACAGCAGCACCACTTTCTATTTCTAAATCAAACACACCATCATCAGGTTCTAAACCTGCTGTATCTGTTGCACTTATATTTAATGTGACTGTTCCTGCATCTCCATCTATTGTCATACGACCATTAGATGTTGTTAAGGAAAGGACTGTATCGGTTGCTGTTGGGCTTTCTCTAAGTGTCATACGACCAGTAAAGCCTATTAAACTGACTGTTGAACCTGCTGAATCTTTAAGCGTTAGTGTCTGACCAAATGTTGCACCCTGCTCTATTATAAAATGATGATATCCTGCACTCATAAAAACTTCCTATAAATTGCATGGTATCTACCATTTAGCTTCTGCTTCGTTAATCATAACAAAGAATTTATTAAGTTGCTTTCTTTGTTGTTTTCTTTTTAGTAGTTTTCTTTTTTGCAGTAGTTTTTTTCTTTGGTGCTTCTCCACCTTCCCATGCTTCGTTTACATCAGGAGTAGTAGGGTCATCACCAACTAATTGACCTTTATCATTTCTTGCTCTTTTGATTTCTTTAACTTCTGCTTGAACATCTAATGTTTCTTGTACAGAATCTACTTTGATCTCTATTGCCCAACCATTTTCAACAAAAGTATCCATGATTTCTTCTTGCCACTTACCTGCTGATTCAACGATATCATCTGCTTTGTGCAAAATCATTTCAGTAGCTTGTTCATCTGCTATTGCTGGTTTAGGAACTAATATTTTAAATTTTCTTGCCATTTTTCTCACCTATTAAAGGGGGGTTTTCACCCCCCAAGAGTTTCCTCAATTAAGCGTTATGCTTGACGTTAGATACTGGAGCATTTCTAGGTCTGCTCTTAATAATCATTCCACTGATTGGTGTACCAGTTGAATGTGTTCCAGCTTTAGCTAGAACTAGTCTTACATATCTCTTACCACCAACATAACCAACTTGCCATGTATCACCTGCGGTGTCAGGGTCACCACCTGTTGTACCATCAAGTTTTAACCAAATACCACCAGCAGCAATTGTGCCATTGACGATATCAGCTTGTACACAGTCTGTATAAGTTGAATCATCATCAGAATGCTCTAATGACACTTAAAAATATACTGAAGAAGAAAGTGTGTCACCTTCTGCTCCAACGCTGACTACAGCAGTTGCTTCTTCAAAACCTTGTAAATCAATACCAGTGCCATTGGCAGCAGCAGTCTTTACTCCGTTTATGATTGAGTTACCTATTGAAATATTATTTGATAAATCTTGCATTAGTTACTCCTTGCTTAAGCTGTTACTTTTAGTTTATTAATAGCTTCAGGAAGAACCACTTGACCACCAACTCTTCTTCTAGCGATGTATCTTACATTACCAGTTGTAGCTTGTGTGAATGGGTCTCTTAAAACTGCCAAAGATACTCTATCAACAATCATGTATGCTCTTCTAAAGTCACCATAAGCAACTGGGAAAGCATTTTGTGCGATAGAAGCCATGTCTGTAGCTTCCACATATGGTTGACCAAGAATAGTATTTACCATACCACCTTGTAATGTCATACCTGCTTGGAATACATACTGACCAGCTGTATCTTTTAGTTTTCTGATTGCAGAAAGTGTGCTTCTGTTAAATACAAAAGTACCATTTCTACCATAATCACTCTTGATGTTATGCACTAATGTGATTAGGTTATCAGCAGTAATTGCTGTGTTAGAACCTGAATCAATTGATGCAACACTTGAGTTTGTCATAAAGCCTTCAGGCTTACCAACAGCATTACCACTTACAAAAGCAGCACCTTCAGCTTTTGCAAATTGCTCTGCAAATTCTGATTGCATTTCTGCTTCTAAGTCAAAAACTGAATCCTCTAAGTCTTGCTCAGAAATATCTACTAAAGCGTATTGCTCATGTGCAGGTAGTTCTTCAAGACCAACAGTGTATCCTTCAGTTTCACTTCTTGTTCCACTTTCAGCTACCCATTGTGCAGAGAATTGACCAGTTCTTTTTGGTATTTGTATGCTTCTAGCACCTGTGCTTCTGATTCTTGCAATACTTCTGATTGGAGATATTTCAGTAACATCTTTAATCAGCTCTCTTACATATTCAGGTGGTGCTAAATAACCACCAGTTGAATCATTGCTTACAGTTAATGCTTTTCTTTCTTCAGGAGCAAGACCTTCAAGTCCTTTCCTGCAGTAAGTATCAAACGCATTCATATACTCATCTACTTGCTTCGTATCAAAACCTGAGTTTGGTCTTCTTATGACTGTCTCTAGTTTTTCAATTTGGCTTTTGATATTTTCAGCGTTAGCTTCAGCAGTCGTTAATTTTTGATTAATGTCTTCATAAGAATCCATCTTAGCTTCTAAATTAGCTAATTTCTCATCTACATATGCTGTACCTTCGCCTTTTTCTATGCTTTCAATTCTTTGGTCATTTACTTTTTTAAATTCTTCAAAAGTTCTGCCCATTTCTTGAATAGCATTTTTTATATCTTCCGACATAATTGTCTCCTATTAAGATTTTAAGGTTAAAGTTAAGTTTTTTATGGCATCTACCAATTCAGCATTTGTATCAACATCACGTTGACCGAATGCATCAGTGACTGCTTTTGCAGCCATCTTTGCTTCTGAACGAGAAAGACTGAAGGCATCACGCATTCCATTTTCCCACTCTCTAATAGATATATCTTCACCTTTCACTGAACGAACAGTTGCCTGAGGGTTCATGGGAAAAGTTACTAACGATACTTCCATTAAATCTACTTCTTTGATAATACGTTTGTTACCACGTTTATCATATGAAACTTCTTTTGGGTTTACTCTAAAGCCTATGGATAGACCATCTAATGCACCCATTTTTAATAATTCGTATGCTTCTGCACCTGCTTGTGTTTTAAGTGCTAATCTACCCTTAACAACAAGACCATGTTCATCTTCTTTTATCTCATCAAAGACACCAATAGGCATATCAGACTTGTGCTGATATAAAAGTTTTACGTTTTGTGGTTTTCTTCGTTTTAGGGATTTTAAAAAAGCACCTCTTTCAATAACATCATTACCTAAATCTTTGTTACCAAATACAGAACCATACCCTTCAAAAGTACCATAGTTCTTATCTTCATCTTCATCATGATAGGCTTTGATGCTTGACTTGATCTCTATGGATTCTTTTTCTTCTTCTTTAGAAGCTGTTTCATCAACAGTCTCTTCAGAATCAAGTTTGCTTTTGCCAAATTCTATAATGTAAGAGTCATCTGTTTCTTCTACTGCTCTTATATGTTTTTCATCATTCTCAATAGAATCTTCTTTGTTTGAATCGTACTGGCTAGTACAGACAGCTAATCGTTGGTTGGAATCAGTATATTCACTCGCCATAGTCTTGTCTCCCATACATCTTTTTAAAAAACTTTGCCTAGACTCATTATTTTTAGGTTTAGGTATAGGCATATTATCTATATATAGTACATCATGGACTAGTCTAGCACAACATCTTGTTCATCTGCATAAATTATTACGCATCTGCAATTAACAACGTTTCTTGCACCGCCTTTGGAATCACCTGCATATTCCATTGCTGCACCACCAATTATAAAGTTTTCGTCCATATCTACTGTTTGTCCATTTGCACTTGCATGAGCTGGTCTTGTTCTAGCATCACTTGTAGCAACCCATTTTTTAACCATTTTTATTCCTAAATCTTGTTGTGTTTTTTTAAAATATGAGTGATTGCTAAAACTAGCTGCATTATGTGTTTCTGTTCTTGCAATTAAAGCAGCACGAGATTTGCTAATAGGTAAAAATTTTGTGCTTAATAATTTAGCTATTTGTGGCAATGTTAAATTATCTGCACGAGCTTCTTTTATAACTTTATCAATTCTATTTGCTAAACGCACACTTATTCCAGAAAGTATAAGTTGTCTGCTGTTAAAATAGTTGTTTACTACTTCTTCAAAATCAATGCTTCTACCAAATACAAAAGCTTCTTGTTTTTCCGTATTATATTTACTTTCATTATATTTATAGATTGTTAAAAATACTCTTTTGTAATGATTTAACATTAGTGGCATTAAATCTTCATTTAGTGATTGTGCTGCTATGTCTGCATTGTAAATACCAAATTCTTTATAAAGAAAAAGTTGCGTATTCAAAAACTTTCTAAATAACGTGCTTAGTCTTTTATAAAATCTTTTTTCTAAATTATTTCTAAGTATAAGTTGTTGTCTTGCTTCACGTCTTGCATTGATACGCCCAACTCTTAATGTATTAAATCTTTTCTGATTTAGTTTCATTTGCTAGATAATGGGTGTCCCTCAGGAAATAAATCTGTATCATGTTTGCCACCTCTAAACTTACCTGATGATAATGCACGTAAGAAACTGTTAACACGTGCATATGCCCATTGGTCAGGACCAGTAACATTAGGTCTTACTGATTGTGGGTTTGTTCTGTATGCACCAACACCTCTACGGAATACAGCTTCTAACATTCTTAATGTTGCTCTTTTAGTTTTGCTGTTTCCATGTTTTTCATTATGGTCTTCAACTTTTTTCTTTAATGCTTCTTTAACTTTGCCTGATAAAGCCTTAACATCTAAATCAAGGTCATCTATTTCTATATGTGTTTGTAGTGCAAACTCTTTATCTTCTTCAGTGATAATTTGTTGTCTTTTCTTTTTAGACCAACTAAATCCTGCATCACCACCCCACAAAGCCCATGCAATTCTTCCTGCACTTGGATAACCTTTTTCACCTTGACTAAATCCTTCTGCTCTTTTGTCTACCTCATGTCTGCTAAAAAAACTATACATTCTTTTAATAGTAGATATAGATAAGTTTTCTTTTGCTATGATTGAGTTTGCTCTAGCTACACCAACAGCAGTACCACCCCTGTTGTGTTCTTTACGCCATGCTAAACCACGTTTTGCTTCTGTAACCATTCCGTCTGTAGGTACAGTGTTAATATCAGATAGTGCTTTTTCTTCTTGTAATAAAAACTCTATTTCCTTATCAACTTCTTCTTCATCATAATCTTCTAAATCTTCTTCATTGACTGGGTTTTCAGGTTTAGCTACACCATCATCACCAAGTGGGAATAATGTACCTGATATATATAAATCATCTGCACCTTGCACTGGTTCTAAACCAATTATTGCTCTAGCTTCATTACGAGTCATTATCCCTTCACGTACAGCACTTGTAACGTTTTCATATATCTTTCTACGTCTTTCTGATAATGCTGGTATTGAATCTACGTCAAATTCTAGTGATAACCTTTCATCAAACATAGGTATAAGCCATTCATTGAGATCACTGGCTATTTTTCTTAAATGTGGAATGATTGTTTCTTCATATAGAGCAAGTCTTGCTTCTGCTACATTTGAATAGGTTTGTGAATCAGGTACACCAACTAATTGACTTGGTACACCAAAACATAAAGCTATATCTGTAGCACTCATATTTTTTAAATTTAGAAAATCCATATCTTTTGGCGATAAACCCATCTCTTTCCAATCAAAGTCACCTTCTAACAACATAGGTCTACCAGCATTACCAGCACCACTAAATCTATTGTTTAAATCTGTGAGTAACTGTTGTCTTTGTGATTCTGACAGGTTAACAGCAAATCCTGCATCATCTTGTGGTTTAAATATTACAGCACCACTAGGTCTTGCACCATTTTGTAATAAGTTAACATTGTGTTTACTTGACATATTAAACTGGTCTATTTCAACAGCAGCAGCACTCATGGGACTTAATC